GTGATGTTGGCTCGCTGGTAGAGCACTGGTCCCACACGGCACGCGAACAACAACTTGTCTGTTGTATCTGACGTTGACCATGTACCAGACCCAAAATAAGACTCCTTCGCCTTGATGTATGGAATCGACAACTCATCCTTGGGTGTTAAACCATGGAGAGTTGGATCCAATGACAACTCCTGTTTAGGATCCAAGGTAAACTTTTGCACTGCAGTTCCAATGTGACCTGAGGCAAGCATGGGAGCGTTCATGGGCTGGTACCCGTGGACATCCGCTATCACAGGTACGTTAGTAAAACCAAAAATCTTGGCGATACTACCAACTGCCCTAGCACCAATCTGTGTGGCTCTAGCGAATGGTCCAATAATGGGCACCTTTGTAAGATACCCGGCAACATTGGCAACAGCACTTGCTGGGGCGGAAATCTTTCCGGTCCCCTCTTCATACTCATCACCCTGAAGTGAGAGAGAAGCTGTAGATCCCATCAATTCTACATCTGACATCCATGCAAATGTTTGCACGGTGACGGAAGTTGAACCACCTGTTACGGCTACCCCAAGGGGCGCGAATACGGTGTAAATCAGTGTTCCGAAATTCTGTACATCAGTCGCATTCGTGATGTCCAACCAGTTCTTGTGATAAAAGAAAGGTAATTCCATTTGCCCACCAGCATTTGCAGCTGGTGTCACAAAGAAACCTGGTTGTTGTGAATATGGGGTCAGCAAAGGCTCTGTTGCTGTTGTTGTGCGAATCTTATCTGATACTAATCCTAACAATGGCGAGTAGCATGCTCTCAAAAGACCATATTGAAACGGTGTTCCGTTCACCATGATCTTAATATGCAGCTTACCTCGCAAGAACGCGAAATTGTCGATCTTCTTCTTAATATTTGCATTGTTGAGGAATAAATACCAGGGTTGGATACTCGTCTTGACTCCGATTGCATCAGAGCCACTCCACGTAATAGTGGAGATGGCGGTGGGGCGGCTGAGAAATCGTCCAAGTTGGAGATCTTCAGTGCCATCAACCTTTGCGATAGCATTAACTTCTGAACCTGCCATCACGACTTCGCCTTCGGCGTTGTCAATGAAAGTTACGGTCTCAGAGCTTGCTTCTAAAGTTGGTCCATCGCTCGCGCCTGTTGGCGCTTCCGCGAGATCCTCAGATTGCAGCTGAAAGCGAGATTTAATACTCTGGTAATACGCACTCGTAAGCGCATCAACAGGGTGGATACTTCCGGTGATCCACTCAACAGCTTGTTTATCTTCATTTTCTTTGTTGCCTGACATTTAAATACGCAAACATGAACTGCCAAATACATGTCTACTGGCTAGAGAGAATGCTCTCCGACGCCCTCCGGAATCTCGCAATGAGATCACTCCAGCCAGGAAGGGTCGACTCGGTCACGTAGAACGAGTAGGGTTCGCGCTCTAAGATGCTCTTAAAGAACGCGTGGTGCTTTTCGAAGGTTTCCCTACCGTAGAAAAAGTACTCTGAGTTGGCGGACGAAATGACATCCACCATCTGCTTGTGCTGATCTACAGTCTTCGAGGGAACCCACACTGTCAAGGACTTCTTGATTGAAGCCTCTTCAAGTGGGCATGTGTACATACCTAGTTCCTCCTCAAAGCGCCAGGACCGTTTCAAGAATGAACACTCTTCAATCGTGATATACGGTCGTGAGACGGCATCTTTATCTGCCATCGTGTACCCAACGCCAATGGTGGCGAGGGTCTTTTGCACTGCGGTGTGGTTGAACCAAGGTGTTCGCTTACTCACACCAGCTCCGTTGTCGTCGCCGTACGTCAGAAGGTTAACAACCTCCTTGAACTTCCAGCACGTCCGCTCTTCTGGATTTAACTCACAGAAGGCGTAGCGCATGTACAGAC